CCTGTGCTTTTCTTGGCGATACCTACCGCCTTGCATTCTGCAACGCTGGCAATGGAACAGATGGTGCTATCTATATCGAATCAGCATCTACTCTGCTTGCAGAAGGAACGCTACGTACTGGTTACGTACGCTACAACACACTAGAACTGAAGATCTTTAAGTTGATGCAGGCTCGTATAGATACCACTAACGGTGGACTTCTTATTGACTCTATTGACTATGCAGATAACTTCTTCCGCATCGGTACCTTTGCTCAGGAAGCATCTGTTCCAGAGATTAACATTAACTATCCGCAAGCCTCTCAAGAATACCTTGGCTTCCAGTTCACACTGACTCGCTCAAGTACTGACTCATCTAAGGGACCACTGTTTACTGGTTACCAGATCAAGGCACTTCCTGCTATCCCACGTCAGAGACTTATCCAGTATCCATTGTCTTGCTTTGACCACGAATCAGATCACTTTGGCGTAGAGGTTGGCTATGAAGGTTCAGCCTATGTGCGTATGAGCCAACTAGAAAACATTGAAAACGTTGGTGACACTATCCGTGTTGAAGACTTTAGAACTGGTGAGTCCTACATCGGACTTATCGAAGAGCTTGATTTCAGAAATGCTACCCCTTCAGATAAGCGCTTCTCTGGTTATGGCGGAACGCTCTTAGTAACCATTAGGACGGTCTAATGCAGGCACAAGACTACGCAACAGTTGCTGTTGCAGTAATGACAATCGTAGGTGGCTTTGCTGCTGGTGTTCGCTGGCTAGTAAAGCACTACCTCAACGAACTCAAGCCTAATGGTGGCTCAAGTGTTAAGGATTCAGTAGCACGATTGGAGCGACAAGTTGAAGAGATTTATCGCATCCTTATTACTCGCAATAACTCTTAGCGGTTGTGGTTACCAAGGCTGGGTTCGTTATCCTTGTCAAGAGTTTGAGAACTGGGAAAAGCCTGAGTGTAATCCTCCACAATGTGAAGTAACTGGTACCTGTTCCTCCGATTTATTACCAGAGGTATTTGATGAAACGCCCTGAAAGATATACAGCAGAAGAACTCCACGCTAGATTGATTGTCAGTATCGGCATCATCCTGGCTATCGTATTTGCTGGATCAGTGTTCTCATTACTCTGGGCTTTAGTTTTTGTAACTCAACCAATGAAGCAAGCTCCTAATGATGCAGCCTTTATTGATTTAGTTTCAACCCTGACTGTGTTCCTTACTGGAACTCTAGCAGGAATCGTATCTGCTAACGGACTCAAGAGTAAGAAGAAGGAAGATGAATCAAGATGAAGCCTGTTGCAAAGAAAGCCACACCTGCCGCTATTGCTGTCCTTCGACAAGCCACAGCGATATCGCCTTCTCGGAAGAAAGCCTCAGATGGATTACTACCATCAGCAGCACACATTCATCAGAATCCTAACTCAGACCACAACACAGGTTATGCAGTAGATCTAACAGATGATCCTAAGCACGGCATTGACTGTGCAGATATCTTCCAGAAGTTAAAGGAAGACAAGCGCGTTAAGTATCTCATCTTCAAGGGCAAGATCTGGTCAGTAGAACGAGCCGATGAAGGTGACCGTGACTACACAGGTAGTAATCCACACAACAAACATTTACATATCTCCATCAATGGAAGTATGGGTAACGATACAAGTCCCTGGTTCTGGTGGATGAACCAGCCAAAGATTGTTAATCAACTCAGAGCAAAGACAATTCCTAAAGCAACTAAGAAGTTGCCAAAGGAAGAAGTTTGTACCTGCTGCAAGTTGCACGGTACAAAGTCCTAATCCCCATAGGAGGAAACAATGAACACAGAACAAATCAAAGCAATCGCAGTTACATACCTACGTGCAGGAGTGGCATCAGTGCTGGCCCTGTACCTTGCAGGTGTGACAGACCCAAAGGCTCTGCTTATGGCAGCAGTCGCAGCAGTAGCAGGCCCATTGCTTAAGGCAATTGACCCATCAGCTACAGAGTTTGGTCGTGGGTCTAAGTAACCCATCAGCGCGAGGCAAACGAAGAGGCTCACCCCGAAAGGGGTGGGCTTCTTTTTTTATGCCTAAAATATGCCAGAGTTTGAATCATCTGATAGGTGAGTCTTTAATCTATGGCAGTTAGCACACAAGGTTTGTAAGTTAGACGGGTCATTGTTCCACCGGTCACCGTCTATGTGGTCAACGTCGAGCTGACTGATGTGTACTGGTATAAACCCACATTGTTGACATTCTGTGCCTTTATGTCTAGCGTATGGATAGACGCTGTTGTTGTAGGTTCGCTTCCATACTGTGCGACAGCGGTACCTACTAGTCAGTGGGTTCTTCTTATCTCGTAGCTTCATCTTGGTTGGACCACAGATGGAGCAGATGGCAGTACGTTCTGCCTCGTTATGTTCAGTGAGTCTGTGGTGCATCTTTATCTACTGGACAGGGTACGCATACCAGGTTACCGCAGTTGACACAGGTAGCATCAAGGAAGTACCAGACCAGCTCGTAATCTTCAAAGCTCGCCATAACGCTAAAGACTTGGGAGCCACACGGACAGACGTGCAGTGGCCCTAAACCCCGCAGATCGGTCCCAAAAGGCTCAGGAAGGGTATGTCTGCGCCATCTTAACGATGGCAGGGTTGGTAGACGGAACCGCAGGGTTACTGTACGGTTACTCCCTGTGCGCCCCTTAAGGGCGCTACCCTGTTTAATTCGCCTCACGGCTCATATTGTAATACCCAGTAGCGTTGCTTACGCAACGACACGCCGTAGGTAATGATAGTCTCTAGTAATGACAACAATCGTAGGACTTGAGGGTATTGACTACGCTGTACTAGTAGCTGATTCCCAGATCACCGAAGATAATCTCATCACTATTGCAACATCCACGCCGAAGATTATCGAGGTGGGTAAGTTCTTAGTAGGCATCTCCGGTGATACACGCCCTGGCGATATCCTTGCTTACAACTGGAAGCCACCGGCCTATCGTGGTGAAGACCCAGCACAATTTATGGGACGCAAGATCATTCCCAGTATCAACCAAGCATTTGCAGACAACAACTACGACTACAACAAGGTGGACAAAGATGGTGGCTTCGATTATCTCATTGCTTTTAACGGCAATATCTTTCGCATTGCTTGCGATCTCTCTTTTTTCCAAGCAAATCACGGAGCGTATGGCATTGGTAGTGGGGGTCAGCTTGCTCTTGGCTACCTGTATTCAATTGTCAAACCTGATATGGAGTTAGCCTTTGCTAAGAGACACGCCCGTAAAGCTGTAGAGATTGCATCAGTACTTGACTCTAATACCAACAAGCCTTTACAGTTGGTAGTCCAGGAAAGGATGTAGATGATAGATCCAAAAGAATTACTATTAACTGCTCTTAAGGCAGGGGACGCGAAGCGTTCACGTTCTACGCAGGTACAGATCGGACCATCAGAGTTAGGTGGTTGTCGTCGTAAGGTTTGGTACAGACTTAACGATCAACCAGAAACTAATGATGATGAGTTAAAGCTCGCTGCGATTATGGGTACTGCTATCCACGCAGAGATTGAGAAGGCGCTATCTGATAATCCAGATGTGCTACTAGAAACTGAAGTTGAATACAACGGTATGAAGGCACACATTGACTGCTATGTACCAGGTACCGGTGATGTGATTGACTGGAAAACTTCTAAGATTAGAAACCTTGGTTACTTCCCATCAACGCAACAGCGTTGGCAGGTGCAGGTCTATGGCTACCTACTGGCTAAGAATGGTCATAAGGTAGAGCGAGTATCACTAGTTGCTATCGCACGTGATGGTGATGAACGAGATGTCAAGGTACACACAGAAGAATACAACGAGGCTATGGCCTTGGAAGCATTGGGTTGGTTGTCTGCTGTTAAAGAAGCAGCAGAGGCACCAGCTCCTGAAAAGGATGCAAGTTACTGTCAGTTCTATTGCAAGTTCTATGACGCAAGTGGGCAGATGGGATGCGTTGGTCTAAAAAAAGAACGTATACCAGTCAGTGATGTAATCATTGCTGATGCAGAAGTTGACAAGAATGCACTTCTGTACTTACAGTTAGCAGCACAGATCAAAGAGCTTGAGACACAGCAAGATTCTTTGAAGGCAAGTTTCGAAGGGTTACTAGGTACAACATCTAGTGGCATCGAGTTGAGTTGGACAACTGTTAAAGGTCGTGAGAGCGTTGACAGTGGCGAGGTAGAAAAACTCTTGGGGTTTGTACCTAAGAAGGTAGGAGCTGAGAGCCAGCGCCTATCAGTAAAACAAAGTGGAGGAAAGTAAATGGCTACAGAGGGAACAAAGTTCCAAATCAATTACAAGTTAAATGATGGAACACTCATCAACTTGTATGCAGCAACAGTTACAGAATTAGAGTCAGGTCTTGCAGACCTTGCTATGAATGCAATGAACATCAGAGCAACAGGCTTTGAACTATCAGGTGGATCAGCACCAGCAGCCCCAGCACCTACAGTTGCAGCAGTTGCTGCATCCTTTAATGCAACACCAGTTGCTGCCCCTGCACCAGTAGCAGCAGGCGGTAACGCTTGCAAGCACGGTCCTATGGTTTACAAGACCGGTACATCAACCAAGGGTCCTTGGCAGGGTTGGATGTGTTCAACACCAAAGGGCGCGACAGATAAGTGCGACACAATCTGGGTTAGATAATTATGCGGGAGCCTTCGGAATACGAAGCTCCTAGTTGTGCAACAGTAGGCGGAGACTATTGGTTTCCTGAGAAAGAATCAGGTGGCATTGGTCAGACTGAAGCCAAGATTGCAAAGTCTATTTGCTTCTCTTGTCCACACAGAATTGAGTGTGCAGAGTGGGGAATCTACAACGAATTACACGGAATCTGGGGTGGCCTTGCCGACCTAGATCGCAGACGCATCCGCAGAGAACGCAAGATTAAATTTAATCAGGAGGACCGAAGTGCTTAACCTATCCCGCGCTTGGAGTGGTGTGCTTACCAAAGCAACACCGCTACCGGATGTGTGGAAAGGTTTAGCAGCCGAAGGTATTAAGTTTCGCAGAGGCCAAGTATGTATGGTAGCTGCTGCACCTAATGCTGGTAAGTCAATGTTCGCCCTGATCTATGCGGTCAAAGCAAAGGTTCCTACCTTGTTCTTCTCGGCAGACACCGACACAACTACAGTAATGATGCGTGCTGCTTCACATTTATCTGGTCACTCACAGGTATCGGTTGAGGCAAACCTGTCAAACAATTCACACTACTACGATGCCCAGTTTGAAAAGGTTTCACACATCAAATGGGTATTCGACTCATCACCATCTATTGATGATCTTGAACTAGAGATTCGTGCCTACGTAGAACTCTACGGAATACCACCAGAGTTGATAGTGATAGATAACTTAATGAATGTATCAGCAG